AAAAATCTAATATATAAAACTACTTACTATACAATTAATAATAACTATTAAATGTAGACGCGTATAGTCGACTTCCCCTAGGGACTACATTTAAGATATTCTAGGAGGAATATTATGGCAAACACAACGTTTAATGGACCGGTACGTTCGGAAAAGGGTTTTCAGGTAGCAACTAAAAACACTACGACTGGTGCAGTAACAACTAGATATAGCTCACAGTTACCAGACTTAACTGGCTTATCTTTATCAGATGTAGCAACGTCATCTACAATAACACTTGCAGTTGATACTATATCTTATGTAAATTACACGGGAGCAGCAGCATGCGCAGCTACATTACCTGCAGCAGCAGCCGGTTCAGTAGTAGTTTATGTTCAAACTAAAGACACAGCAGGTGGAACAGCAACTTTATCTTTCGACTGTGCAGGTTCAGATGTTTACAAAACAGGATCGATAATTGAAAGTAGAGGTAGCTCAGAAGTTTCTTTTGATTCTTCAGCAGCTAACGAAACTTTATTAACGTTCACTCCTGCCAACGCAGCAACAAACCTTTTAACTACAAGCGGAAAAATTTATTTCGTATGTTATGAAAAAGGAACTTGGACAATCGCTTATGATTTGGCAAGTGCTGCAGCAGCAGTAACTGGTGCATTTGTTTTTGCATCGTAATAAATAATTTTAAGGTGCTCCTTCGGGAGCATCTTAATTAAGGAGAAAAAATATGGGAACATATATAAGTAACGTAAAAGCTACTAATGGAACTGCTTCTTTTGCAATTTTTGCAGGACCTTGTAGAATTTTAGGAATATATTACGTAGCTGATAGTACTGCAGGAACTATTACTATTAAAGATGGTGGTTCATCAGGAACTTCAATTGCTGTTTTTGATACACCTAAAGGAGCTGCTGCTACTGCAGGAGAAAATTGGGCTCAATACATTCCAATTCCAGGTGATGGGCTTTATTGCAAAACAAGTGGATATGCAACTTTAAGTGGTGTAGCAAAAGTTACCATATTTTATGGATAGGAGCATAGATGGCCAATATAACATCAGGCTCTTATACATTTGAAAAGAATTTTGCAATTGATGATATCATTGCAGAAGCTTACGAAAGAATCGGTTTAGTTGGTTCTGCCGGACATCAAATTCATAGTGCTAGAAGATCATTAAATATTCTTTTTCAAGAATGGGGAAATAGAGGAATTCACTTTTGGGAAATAGGTGATACCAATATTGACTTAATTGAAGGTCAAGCAGAATATACTTTTTATAGATCATCAGATGATGGTACATCTTCTGTTACAGTAGGTGGAACTTCTGGTGCATCTACTTATGGACTTTCTGATATTTTATCGGCTCAATATAGAACAGATAGAACTTCAACTTCTCAAACCGACTTACCAATGACAAAAGTTTCAAGATCCACTTATGCAGCTTTTTCTAATAAATTAACTAAAAGTACACCGAGTCAATTCTGGGTTCAAAGATTCGTGGACAAAGTTACGGTAACCATTTACCCAACACCTAATTCTACAGCTGCATCGAAAGATATGCATATTTATTTTGTTAAAAGAATTCAAGATGCAGGAGCATATACTAATGCAACTGATGCTCCTTATAGATTTATTCCTTCTATGACAGCAGGATTAGCATTTTATTTATCCCAAAAATATGCACCACAAAGATCACAAGAATTAAAATTATACTATGAAGATGAATTACAAAGAGCACTAGCGGAGGATGGATCAGCAGCGAGTACGTATATTACACCGAAAACTTATTATCCAAATATATAATGGGACAATTTTCAAAAGGTAGATACGCATTAATGATTTCAGATCGTTCTGGAGCAGCATTTCCATATAGAGAAATGGTGCAGGAATGGAATGGTGCATGGGTACATAATTCTGAATATGAGCCTAAACAACCACAAATTTCTCCAAGACCTCATGGAGCAGATCCTCAAGCTTTACAACATGCAAAACCTGCAAGAACAGAATTTGCAGTAACTGATTTATTAGAAAAAGATCCTTTAGAAACATATCAAGTAGGCTCTGCAATTGTAAATGTTAATTTACCAGGACACGGATATACTACTGGAGATACAAAAAGATTTAGAGGACCTTTGGGAGCGGGAGGAACCTATAGCAATCCAGAGGGTGTAGGTGGAATCACAGGAGCAACAATTGCAAAATCTGCAGGATATACTATAACTGTAGGTAAATACGTCAGCGGTGCAACTGATACTACTGGTCCAAATGGTACAGGAATTTATGGAACAGATTGGTTTTATTTTAGCGCTGATTCAAACGCGACAAGTGTCGCAACAGGAGGAGGTTATCCGATGTCCGTTGGACCGGTAACTATACAATCATAATGGCAGGATATACACTTTCAGCATTAGAAGCGGACATTAGAAGTTATACCGAGGTAGACAGCGGTGTTTTTACTGGTGCTCTTCTAGGCAGATTTATAGAAAATGCAGAATATAGAATTTTTTATGAGCTTCCTATGGATTCAGATAGAGTTGAATATCAAGGAACATTAGCAGCTGATGCTAATACAGTACGAGTGCCGGCTGGAATGGTATTTGTAAGAGGTGTTGAACTTTTTAATTCTACGTCTTCTAGAACAGGACCAGCTACTTGGCTTCAAAAAAGAGATAGAACTTTTATAAATGAATATGTGGGACAACTAACAGGACCAGAAGGTGGCTCTACAGGTCAAGATACTACAGGCTTACCTAAATATTATGCTATGTTTGGAGGAGCAACTGGAACTGCCTCAACTACATCAGGAGATATTATAATGGCTCCTACACCCGATGCTAATTATTTAATAAATATTCATGGAAATGTAGTGCCAACAGGATTAGGGACTGATACTTCTGGAACTTATATAAGTAAGTACTTCCCACAAGGGCTACTTTATGCTTCTCTGGTGGAAGCTTATGGATTCTTAAAAGGCCCAATGGATATGTTGACATTATATGAAAATAAATATAAACAAGAATTACAAAAATTTGCAAGTGTGCAAATTGGGAGACGAAGAAGAGACGATTATACGGATGGTACTATTCGTATACCGATCGAATCTCCGCCTCAGTAATAGGAGATAATTATGGCAATAACATCTGCAGTTTGTAATAGTTTTAAACAAGAAATTTTAGAAGCTGAACATAATTTTACAGCATCTACTGGAAATACTTTTAATTTAGCTTTATATACAAGTTCCGCAACTTTAGGAGCAAGTACAACTGCTTATAGTTCTAGTAACGAAATTACTAATTCTTCTGGAACAGCATATAGTGCTAAAGGAAAAGCACTTACGAGTGTAACACCTACTTTAGATTCATCAACAGCAGTTTGTGATTTTGCAGATGTCTCTTGGACATCAGCTTCATTTACAGCAAATGGATGTTTAATTTTTAATGATTCACATTCTACAGACGCAGCAGTCTGTGCCGTAGCTTTTGGTGGTGATAAAACTGTATCAAGTGGAACATTTACAGTGCAATTTCCAGCCGCAGCAGCAACTACAGCAATTATCCGTATAGCATAGGGAGGAAATCCTTATGGCATCAATTTGGGGTGGTGATAGTCCTTCAGTAGCCTGGAATCAAAACGCATGGGCATCTAATACTATCACAGTTTCTTTAACCGCTCCATCTTCTCTTTCTACAAGTGTTGGTTCAATCACAGCATACCCTGAACAGGGTTGGGGTTCTGATACATGGGGTTTTGAAAACTGGGGTGAAAGTTCTTTAGACGTAACTATAACAGCACCTACAGGATTAACCAGTTCTATTGGTTCAGTAGACATTGAACGTTATCCTGGTTGGGGTACTTTAGATTATGGTGAAAATGGTTGGGGTAGTGTTGATGAAGCTACTGAAACATTAACAGGTCTTTCAGCAACCGCATCAGTTGGGGCTATTGCACCAGCCGATGTAATGGGACTTACAGGAGTTTCTGCAACTTCAAGTGTTGGCTCTCCAACAATTATATTATCACCAACAATTTCTTTAAGTGGTCAATCAGCTACTGTTAGTGTAGGTGCTATTGCGCCAACTAATATGGCTATTGGTTTAACAGGTCAATCTACTACTTCTGCAGTTGGAGCTATTGCACCAGCAGATGTAATGGGACTTACAGGAGTTTCTGCAACCACTTCGGTTGGAGCTATAGAAACTAGCGATGCTCAAATATTTGATATATCAGGAGTAGGAGCAACCACATCAGTTGGAGCTATTGCACCTACAGAAATGGCAGTAGGATTAAGTGGTGTAAGTGCTACTGGTTCAACAGGATCTCTTTCACCTACTGAAATGACGATGGGATTAACAGGTCAATTAGCTACTGCTAGTGTAGGACAAGTAGGAGGTCCAATAGCATGGAATAAATTAGTGCCTAGTCAAGGAGGAAGCTGGAGTCAAAAAACAGCTACTCAAGGAGGAAGTTGGAGTAAAAAAACAGTTACTCAAGGAGGAAGTTGGAGTAAAGTAACTCCATCTTAAAATATATATTATTGACATTAGATAAAAAACAAAATAAATATAAAAATACATAAGTATTTAGGAGAAAATTATGGCTTCAACATATACACCTCTCGGTGTAGAATTAATGGCAACCGGTGAAAATGCCGGTACATGGGGTACAAAAACTAATACCAATTTACAGATGATGGAACAGCTAGCTGTGGGCTATGGCACACAAGCTATGACTGATGGAGGAACTGTAACTTTAAGTGCGACTGATGGTGGCACAGGAGCAATTTGTGCAACATCAACTATCAAATTAACAGGGTCTCTAACAGGGACTTCTGTCGTTACTGTTCCAGATGATATAACTGGAATGCAGTATTTAGTTTTGAATGGAACTACTGGAAGTCAAACAGTTACATTTAAAACAGCAACGGGAACTGGAGTATCATGGAGTTCAACAGATGCTAGACTTTTATGGCACGATGGAACTAATATTGTTGATGCAGGATTAAATCAAGTTACAGCTTCTAACACTGTAACATTTACTAATAAAACTTTAACTTCTCCTAAAATAGGAACTTCGATCTTAGACACTAATGGACTTCAATTAGCTTTACTTACAGCTACAGGTTCTGCTGTCAATGAATTTACAATAGCTAACGCAGCTACAGGAAACAATCCAAAATTATCTGCAACAGGTGATGACTCTAACATTGGTATTGATTTAATAACAAAAGGAACTGGAGTAATTAGAGCTGAAGATGGTGGCGGAACAGTAGCCGCTGTCAAGATAGCAGGAAAAGAAACTATATGGATTCCCGCACAAGCAATGTACGGAGCTACAACTAATGGTGCTGATCCACAACAAGTTGAAACAACAGCAACAAGACCCGATTTAAAAGTTTTAGATTTTGATGCAGGTACCGCGGAATATGCACAATTCGCTATTGCAATGCCTAAATCATGGAATTTAGGAACAGTAACCTATCAAGTTTTTTGGAGTCCAAGTAATACCAATACGGATAACTGTATTTTTGGTCTTCAAGGAGTTAGCTGTACTGAAGGAGATACAGCTGATGTAGCGTTTGGAACAGCAGTAGAAGTTACAGATGCTGGAATTGGAACTGTAGAAGATGTACAAATGACAGCTGAGAGCGGCGCTGTAACAATCGCAGGTTCTCCAGCGGACAATGATCAAACATTTTTTCAACTTTATAGAGATGCAGCTGATGGCAGTGATACTTTTTCAGGTGATGCACGTGTATTAGGTATTAAATTATTCTTTACTACTGACTCTGCAAACGACGCATAAGGAGAATAAAATATGAGAAAAATCGACCTTCCTTTAACTGTCGAAAGTAAAGGAAAACAAAATAAAATATCCCCTAGAGGTAAATCTTTTGGTTATCAAGTTTTAGGATTTGGTTCCGGTGGCGCTGCCGCAGGACCTTATACAGAAGCAACCGGAGGAACAGCTACAGAAGACGGTGACTTTAAAGTACATACATTTAACTCACCAGGAAGTTTTGCAGTTTCTAGTGTTGGAACTTGTTACGGCACAGTTGACTATTTAGTAGTTGCTGGAGGCGGAACAGCCGGAGTCCGAATGGGCGGCGGTGGAGGAGCTGGAGGATTTAGAACAAATTACCCTTCTTCTTGTTGTGGAATAGCAGTAACAAAACAAAGTTATACAATTACAGTTGGATCAGGTGGTGCTAGAAGCACAGATACGTGTGGAGGCGTAGAATCACCCGGAAACGATTCAACTTTTGCAACTATTACATCTGCCGGAGGAGGCGGAGGTGGAACTGGATGTGGATGTCCAAAAGCTGATAATGGAGGCTCAGGCGGAGGCGGAGCTGGAAAAGACGGCGGAGGATCTTCAGGACCAGGAGGAGATGGAAACACTCCACCTACAACTCCACCTCAAGGAAATAATGGTGGAGAAGGCTCGGACACATGGAAAGCCATGGGTGGTGGCGGCGGAGGCGGCGCTTCTTGCAATGGCCAAAATGCACCAGGAGCCGGAGGATCAGGCGGAGCTGGAACAGCTAATTCAATAACAGGTGCATCTGTCACACGAGGTGGTGGCGGAGGTGGAGGAATTTATAATCCTGGAAACCAAGTTCATCACTCTGGAGGATCTGGAGGATCTGGAGGCGGAGGTGCTGGAGCACCTGCTAGAAATCCAGGTGAAAACGGAACTGCTAACACCGGAGGCGGTGGAGGTGGAACTTATGCAGGTTGTGGAAGAGCACAAGGATCAACACCCCCAGCGTGTCAAGGATCAGGTGGCGGAGGATCTGGAGTAGTTATAATTAGATACAGATTTCAAGGGAGTTAATAAATGGCTCATTTTGCTAAAGTAGATGAAAGTAATA